AGATGCTGTGTAATGAAGCACAGTCTTTGATGAAGGTCAAAAATCACGATTACAGCGGCGGGAAGGATGCACAAGACCCCTTTTTGAACTTTACAAGGGTAGAGAAGCTGGGGATCACAGACACTGAGCGGGGCTTTATGGTCCGCATGACGGACAAGGTGTCGAGACTCATAACCCACTTGGACAACAAGACTTACGCTGTCAAGGATGAGTCCTTCAGGGACACCATTTTAGACCTCATAAACTACAGCATTCTTATGTATGCCTATGTAAATAGAAAGAAGGGTGACTATGAGGAAAAACAATAATCCCGTCCCCCGACCATCACATATAGATCCGGGCCTGATCCAATGGCTTGACTATCACTTTCCAGAGAGGTGTCCGGACGTTGAGTGGTCAGATCGGGAAATTTGGATGAAAGTGGGTCAGCGTAGCGTTATACGTTGGCTTCTAAATCACAAAGAAGAGATGGATGATAACATCCTCAAGGAGTAATATTATGTGTATTGGCGGATCAAGCGGGCCAGCACCTCCTCCTACCATTAAGGTGAAGGAAGCACCCCAATTCAAGATCCCTGAGCGAGCTGAAAACACCCAACTGAAAGCAGACAACCCTGTGGTAATGAAGCGATCTGCAAACCCCCGCAAGCGTGGTAAGCGAATGCTCACGATCCCATCAGAAGAAGAAATGACCTACTAATGGAATCACTCCAGTCGATCTACAGCAAGTGCGAAGGACACCGCTCACAGTTCTTAGAGCGTGGGCGGGACTCCAGCCGGATTACTATCCCCACAATTCTCCCTGAAGAGGGTAAGACTTCGGCGGCCCGATACCCCACCCCATACCAAAGTATCGGGGCTCGGGGTGTCAACAATTTGTCCTCCGCTCTGCTGCTCAGTCTCCTCCCCCCTAACGCTCCATTCTTCCGGCTTATGGTCGATGAAGAGACAAAAATGGAGCTGGAGGCTGTAGATCCACGAGTTATCACAGAGGTTGAAAAATCACTGTCCAAGGTTGAAAGAGCGGTGATGGATGAGATTGAAGTCAACGGTATTCGGACGGGTTTGTTTGATGCTCTTCGTCATCTTATTGTCACTGGTAACGCTCTACTTTATTTCCCTGAAGGGGGAATGATGCGTGTGGTTCATTTGGACCGATACATCGTGAAGCGTTGTCCTATGGGCCGTGTTCGCATGGTGATTGTCAAGGAGTCTGTATCTCCTGCAATGCTTCCACCAGAGCTTCGCGGCTTGGCTGGCGAGCCTTCATCAGACTCTTATGAAGACCACCTGGATATGTACACCGGGATGGTGACTATTGATGACAAGACCATCGAGGTCTATCAAGAAATCAAAGGGCAAATTATTGAGTCTACTCGTCGGCAAATCCCCACCGAAGAGTCTCCATTCATTCCTCTAAGAATGGGCCGAGTGGATGGTGAGGACTACGGACGCGGCTATGTCGAACAATACTACGGGGATCTTCAATCTCTTGAAGGGCTTACTCGTGCTCTTGTGGAAGGCACAGCTGCTGCATCGAAGTTGCTCTTCCTTGTCAATCCGAACGGGACCACCAGGGCTCGTACTTTGGCGGAGTCACCCAACGGAGCAATCAGGGAAGGATCAGCCGGTGATGTCAGCGTTCTTCAGAGTCAGAAAGCACAGGATTTCTCTGTTGCTCTCAATACCATCAACAAGATCGAAGAGAGACTGTCGTATGCTTTTCTCCTCGTTGAGGGGAGCATTCGTAATGCGGATCGAGTTACAGCAGAAGAGATCCGGCTCGTAACCCAAGCAATCGAACGACAACTTGGGGGCATCTACTCCATCCTAAGTCGTGAGTTTAGTCTACCTCTGGTGCGAACAGTCATGCGTGTGATGAAGAAAGAGAATAAATTGCCTGCTGTACCTGAAGATAAGGTGAAGCCGACAATTATCACAGGCATTGAGGCCCTCGGGCGAGGTAACGATCTCAACCGACTCGATACATTTCTTTCAGGAATCGGACAACTCCTCGGACCCGAGGCCCTCAATCAGTATGTAAACTTCTCTGAGTATCTAAAGCGTCGTGCTTTGTCCCTCGGAGTTGATGTTGATGGACTGATCCGAACCGAAGAAGAGCTTCAGATGCAGGCGATGCAACAACAAGAAGCCATGCAACAACAAATGATGATGCAACAAGTTGCTGCTGCATCTCAACAAGAACAACAAATTGAACAAGCACAACAAACTGAAGAGGCAACTGAATAATGAGTGATTACCAAAAAGTCGAATTCCGAAGTGAAGAGACTGGGGCCATGTCCCCGGAGAATGCGGAGAGTCTTGAGCAGGAAGCCGTGTCGCAGGGCCAAGTTGAACAACCTACCGAAGAACGACCCGAATGGCTCGATCAGAAGTTCGAGTCCCCGGAAGCGATGGCGTTCGCGTACAAGCAGCTTGAGGCGGAATTCACAAAGTTGAGGCAGGGTGATGAGGTTGAGAAACCAGCAAACACTGGTGACTTGGAAAAACTCTCTGACACCGACTTTGCACCCTTCACTGAAGAGTTCAACGCAACAGGTGACATTTCAGAGATTTCAAGACAAAAGATTGAGGAGTGGGGCATCCCACGAGCGTACATTGATGCTTACATTGAAGGCCAGAAGGCGGTGTCTGAAGGCCAAGTACAGAATGTGTACAACGCTGTTGGCGGGGAAGCCAACTACAACACCATGCTTGCATGGGCTCAAGCCAACCTGCCTGAGCAGGAAGTTGATGCCTTCAATGAGATGGTGATGGGGAATGACCAACAGATGAATATGGCAGTCCAAGGACTGTGGGCCCGCTTCAACCAAGGAAGTGATCAGCCCATGCTCCAAGGTGACACCGGATCGTCTGCTCCAACTGGTTCATTCCAATCGCGGGCACAAGTAACTGCTGCGATGTCTGATCCCCGTTATAGTAAAGACCCTGCTTATCGTGAAGAGGTCTACCGTAAACTCCAACAATCCAACGTCATGTGAGGTGAACTATGGAAAAACCAGGTTACAAAACTACTGAATTCTGGCTGGCCGTCGTGGCCGGTGCTTTGGGTGCAACAATCGCATCAGGTGGTCTTCCGAGCGAAGGCCCTTGGGTGCAAGCTGTGGCACTCCTCCAAACTGCTCTTATCTCGATGGGCTACACAGGTGCCCGTCTCGCTCTTAAATCCTACGGCGAGTAATGTGGAATGCCTTGGCCTCTATCGTGGTGGCCCTTCTACAAGTCTGGGTTAAAGACGTATTTCAAAATAAGAATGAGGCGATGGACCCTACCCCTCCTGCTGATGTCCGTGGGCGTTGGCGTGCTAGGGTGCAAGAGTTCAAACGTCGTATTCGTGGAGGCCAGTGACGGCCTCGTGAGACTTGGCCCCGATGTTCGGGGCCTTGTTTATTTCTGGAATGGTTCCGCGTGGGAACTATCCAACAACCCTGTAGACCTCCCAGAAGGGTGGTATGCAGGATCTATGAATGGTGCTGAAGAAGTTACAGAATGAACTTTGGCCCTGCTGCGGCGGGACAACCTCTGGGAACCTAAACCAATCAGCTCAGTCAACCAACTTCTTTTTAAGAAAGGAATCCAACTATGGCTGGTGAAAACCAAGTAATGAACCCAATCGGGATTTCTCGACTGGGTGCTGTAAATGTCACCGGAGCAGACAAAGACGCTCTGTTCCTCAAGGTCTTCTCAGGTGAAGTCCTTCAAGTGTTTGAAGAGAACAACGCTCTTCTCCCTCTCGTTCGTCAACGTACGATCTCATCCGGCAAGTCCGCTCAGTTCCCCGTGACTGGCGTTGCTACCGCTAAGTATCACACCCCTGGTGAGTCAATCATGGCCTCCGGTACTGATGGATCAGATCCTGCTGATGGTGTTCTTGACACCAGCAAGTACCTGACCCAGATGAAGCACACCGAGCGTGTGATCTCCATCGACGGTATGCTCGTCTCCTCGGCCTTCATTGGTGACATCGACGAAGCCAAGAACCACTACGATGTGCGTTCCGCTTACTCGACCCAAATTGGTCGTGAGCTTGCTTACCACGCTGACAAGGCTTTGATCCGTACCTGTATCGCAGGTGCTCGTAAGTCCACCGACCGCTTTGGTGGATCTGACGCTAAGTTCTTGGGCGATCAAGTTGCTCTTGACACTGACAGCCCCACCGATGGTGTGCAAGGTGATGAAATCGTCACTGGCCTCTTTACTGTGGCCCAGAAGATGGACGAAGCCAGCGTGCCTGCTGATGGACGCTACTGTGTCTTGAGCCCTGCCAACTACTACAAGTTGGTGAACACGGCGAGTGACAGCGTGCTTCGGGCTATCAACCGAGACTTCGGTAACGAAGGTAACGGTTCGATTGCTCGTGGTGAGGTTGTGCAGGTCGCAGGTCTTCGGATTCTGAAGTCCAACCACATCCCATCTGCTAACGAGTCTTCTTCTCAGGACGCAGTTCTCGGTGATGATCTCATCAACAACGATGTGTTCACCGCTGACGGTGGATACTCCGGTGCAAACTTCAGCACCACCGAAGGTATCTGCTTCCAAACCGAAGGTATGGGCACCGTCAAGTTGCTCGATCTCGCTATGGAATCTGAGTACCAGCTCGACCGTCTCGGCACCTTGATGGTTGCCAAGTATGCAATGGGTCACGGCATCCTCCGCGAGGAATGCTGCTTCGAGTTGACCACCGCGTAAGACACGCGACATTTAATTTTCACAGCGGGCCCTCGAAAGAGGGCTCGTTGCTTTTCTATAGGAGAACCCCATGCCCGCACGAACAACTGAACTAGAGTCTGTGAACACCATGCTTTCCACGATTGGAGAGCCTCCGGTGAACTCACTGACTGGTCAGCAAACTGCTGATGCCGCCATCGCCAAGAACATTCTTGATGAGGTATCTCGTGACGTTCAGACTGCGGGATGGCACTTCAACACCCAACATGGTGTCACTCTTTCTCCTTCATCTGACGGCACGATTTCTATCGGATCTGATATTGTTCGTGTGGATTTGGATGACCGAGTGAACACCACGACTGACCAACCACGGGCCATTACTTCTCACGACAATCGTGACATTGTGCAGCGTGGTTCTAAGTTGTTTGACAAGACCAACAACACCAACACGTTCACTTCGAGCGTGAAGGTCACGACGGTCACACTGTTGAATTTTGAAGACCTTCCAGAGCCTGCTCGTCGATACATCACGATCCGCTCTGCCCGTATCTTCCAGGACCGTATGGTTGGTTCACAGAAGCACAATGCTTTCACCCTTCGTGATGAGATGGGTGCTATGGCTGTCCTGCGTGAGTTTGAGGGTGATACGGCTGACCACAACATCTTCAACAACTATGACACGGCCATCATTGTGAACCGTGGCAACGCCATCCGGGGAGCCAGCTTCTGATGCTTGTTGCTTACCCGATCCCCAGTTTGACTGGTGGTGTGAGCCAACAACCGGCAAACAGTCGGCCTATTGGTCAGTGT